GCGTAAGCGTAGGGAGTCGGCCCGCTACGCCGAGTTCGAGGACGAGCCCTCCTACCCCGACTGGGGCTCCGACGAGTGGCACACCGACTTGCCCGACGGTCCCGAGCGCACCATGCAGCAGACCGCCAGCGCTCCCGTCCAAGAGCGTCACTACCGCCCGTCGAAGTGGGACGAGCCCGTCGATCCGCTCACCTCCGAGCTGCGGCGGCACTTTGAGCGCAACCCGCACCACCAGCTGGAAGAGGACGATCCGGCTCGCTACTCGGCCCGCCAGGACTGGTTCGAGCGCCCGGCCGGGCTCTCCGACCGCTACGCCTACTTGGAACCCGAGGTCGATCAGGACAGCCCGGCGGCGTCCTTCAAGCGCGACCCGGTGGCCTTCATCGAGGCCGCGGCCTACTTCGGGTCCTCGCGTTACAGCGACGACGCGCTAGAGGCCCACTTCGGCAGCTACTCCGACCTACTGGGTGCCGACAAGCTGATGAAGGTCGGCAAGTGGTCCGACGTGCGAGAGAAGGCAATGCGGCTGCGCCGTGACGGGGCGGTGCACATCCACGACATCGACCACGACCGTATCTACGCCACCGTCCAGGGCGACCACGGCACCTACGACTGCATGATCAAGAAGGGCGGCTCGATGGGTGGCTGGGGTGGCGGCCAGTCCATCACCAACTGGTACTGCGGCTGCGACTGGGGCAACTGGGCCTTCAAGCGCCGCTACAGCTACGTCGGCCGCCTGTGCTCCCATGCTTACGCGGCCTACCTGGACATGCAGTCCAAGCACATGAAGGCCAACCCGTCGCACTTCAAGCCCAAGAAGTACCTGCCCGGCGCGGCCTGGGGCAAGACCGGCTCCTTCGACCGGCTGGCCGGGGTGGTCGAGGACTACAAGAAGTTCTGCGAGGACAACGACAAGGGCCCCGAGCCCTCGTCGGTGGCCGACTTCGTGTCCATCTCCAACGAGGACCTCTCCGACGAGGACGTGGAGAAGCTCTACGACTACATCCATGAGAACCCGGCGATGGTGCCCGAGCGCGAGTTCGACGTGCCCTACACCTTCGATGAGGACAAGGTCTACAAGCAGTCCGACCTGCTGCGCACCCAGCCCCGAGGGCTGGTGCCCAACCTGCGTCAGGTGCCCCCGCCCGAGGACTCCGAGTTCGTGGATGTCACCAAGGACGAGCGCAAAACGACCGGGCCCGACCAGATCGTGCACTTTTCCAACCTGCAGCGTCAGATCGTGGCGGCCCTGCACCGCACCGCTGCCGGGGGAGAGCCCGCGGTCCAGGCACCATCGCCGCCCACCTATTCGACCTATCAAGACCGCGGTCGCACGGTGTACCGCCAGAACGGGACCAACAAGGGCTACGTCTTGGAGAACGACCCGAACAGTCCTAACCGCGGGCAGATCCGGGAGGTTGACTTCACCACCCAAGCGCCCGCCGGTACCGAGCTTCAGGGAAACACACCGGGCTACCAGGGTGGTCAGTACGTCTTTCGGCCGGGCGGGGCGACCTGGACCCGGCCCGATGCGGGCAAGGACCCCAATTTGTGGCGTAGCACCGATCCGAACAACACTCGGGGCTATCAGGTCAACTCGCAAAATCCCGCCGATGTCCGCGGGGTCAATTTCCAAGAAACGGCTCCATGGGCACCGAACACCATCCAGGGACCGGAGGGGAACAAGTACATCTTCCACACCGGGGTTGGCACGGTTGGTGGTGACGAGTTCGGCCAGTTCCTGCAGAGCAGGCCTGATGTAAGCGGCAACTTCGGGCAACAGGGCCCGGCTCCCGGTCCCAACGGGCCTCAGGTCCCTCCCGGCGTCCCGCCTATCGGTGGCGGCCCCAACGACAAGGGCCCTGGTGCTCCCTATTCGGCGGCGGGCCTGCCCCGGATGCTGACCCAGCCGGGCCAGGGTGTCCCGGCCGGGGGCAACGTCGATTGGGCGGTCAACCCGATCCTCAATCCCGAGGCGGGGGCCACCCCGTTCAACCGCGATCCCAAGGCCTACGGCGGTGGCGAGGAGAACTACAACCGCATGATGGGCATCACCAACCGCCCCGGTGCCACCGGCACGGGCGCGGGGGAGAAGGGTTCGGTGGGCACCGGCCAGGGCTTCGGCGGTGCCGGGTTCCAGCAGGGCGGCGAGTGGTTGCGCAGCCGGGAATCCACCCCCATCGACGTGGCCCACGGCTACAGCAACCAGGGCGGCTACCAGATCAACCAGGGCGAGACCCTCACTGACTTGTCTCACCGGATGGGCGAGAGCGGCAACCTGAACAATCTGCGCTACATCGACCCCACCACGGGCAAGCTCAGCGACATCACCGACCCCAACAACATCCAGCAGGGCCAGCATGTCACGCGGGTCAATGCGCAGGGCCAGTCCGAGCTGCGGCCTGGTGAGACTCCCGCCGGTTTGTCGAATCAGCCGAAGCAGGGGGAAACGGTGCCAGCGGGTCAGCCCCCCGCCGCTGCGGTGGCTCCGGATGTCACCAAGCCAGCCCCGGCGGCTCAGACCAACGTGCCCCCGCCCGTCGGGGCGAGGCCGCCGAACACTCCCCAACTGCCACCGGCACCTCCTCCTCCCGCACCCACTACTCCGGGTGCACACGCCCGGTTCCAGATCACTCCGGGGCACAGCCTGCGCAGTCTGCACTACGCGGCCGACGAGCCCGACGACGACGACGAGGACGACAAGGACAAGGACAAGAGCAAGGCCCCGGCCGGATCGCCGGGCGGCGATCCCAACAAGGCCACCCCGACCCCACCGGCCGCCAACCCCACCGGCACCCCGCAGACGGGAATGCCTCCGGGCATGGTCCCGCAGGGCCAGGTGCCAGGCAATCCGGCCGACGTGGCCGGGGCCATCGGGCCCGCGGCCAACGCCGGTCTGGACATCGCCCAGCAGGTGGCTCCCGCGGTCAGCAACTTCGCCCCGTGGAACGCCATCCTCCAAGGCGGCGGGGGCGACCTGGCCGGTATCGGCAGCAACATCGGCAATGCCATCGGTAGCGGCCTGGGCGGCCTGTTGCATCTGTTCGGGTCAACCGACCAGGACCCCGACACCCGGCCCGACACCGGAGAGGCTGCGGCCGACCTGGACCGGATGCGCGATCTCTCGGCCGAGACCCCCGACGAGCACTACCAGCACATGGACTCATGGAACCAGGAGTTCCGTGACCTAGAGGACGACCTGCACGACGCCGGGGTGATGGCCAGCCCGTTCGTGGCCAGCCTGCACTACGCGGCCGACGACGACGACTACTCGTCCGACGCCATGGGCAACTACAAGGGCAAGTCCACTCCCAACTGGGCCGACATGGCCGCCGCGGGCTCGGGCCCCTCGCCCAAGGGCTACATCACCGATTCGATCTCTTACGTCGATGCCCATGAGGCCAAGGACATGCGCAACCTGCTGGCCGAGCCGCCCGACGACGACGGGATCATCAAGTTCAACGACGGCCGGTCCAAGCCCCCACAGGGACCACGACAGGGCAATGTCATGGGGCCGGGGTTAGAGGAGCAACTCACTGGCAAGCGACCCGTTTATCGCCAGCTCAGTGACAATCCCGAGCCCGGTGGTCGCTATGAGATCACCTACGAGAACACGCGGAAGAAGAACACGCGCAGCAAGCCCCCGCGTTCGGCCGCAGCGCCTCCCAAGGGCCAGCCGCTGCGCGAGCGCTCCCGGATGCTCAACCCCCATGAGCCGGGCAGCCCGGACTGGCATGAGCGGATGAACGAGCTGTACGTCCCCGACTACCAGAAGGGGAGCGACCCCAACATCCACCAGGGCTACTACCGCTACGCGGTGGACGCCGACGAGCAGAGTGGCTACTTCAACCCCGATCAGCCCTCCGAGGAGGACTGGAACTCCCCGCAGGAGTTCGGCGACGAGATGAGCAATGCCGCCGATCAGGTCATGCCCAGCGGCGGCACACCGGGCAAGACACCCGGCGGCTCGGAGGACGCTGCCGAGGGTGGCGAAGCGGCAGCCGGGGGCGAGGCTGCTGCTGGTAGCGAGGCCGCTGAGTTGGCTCCGCTGTTGCTGGCAGCTGGCCGTGGCCAGGGCGGCGGCGGTGGCGGTTTCTCCTTGGAGGCCTTCGACCGCGGTGAGTTCGCCCCGGTGGGCTGGGACCAGGGGGCCGGTGGGCATGCCGTCGGCTCCGGGGAGCTACGGCGGGCCGCCCGCATCGGCGGCGGCCCCCGCCAGCAGGTGCGGATAGACCCCGGCATGCGCCAGGGCAACCGGCCACCCAGCCAACAGACCTACGCCAGCGTCATGAACGACACCTTCGGCAACGACGGCGAGCCCGAGCTGGCCAACTACGGCGAGCCAGCTGCCTCTCCGATGGGCTCCGACATCGTGGCCAACTTCCACCGGATGGGCGGGGCGCAGGCCATCTACCAGCAGGCCCCCGCCGGGGGCCGGGACGATTTCGCGTCCAGCCCCTTCGTACAGGCCATGATTCGCACCGCCGGGCGCAAGTTCAGCCCGGCCGAGCAGCGCGAGTTGGAACAGGAGGAGCACCACCTCGGGGCCCGCAACCTGCCCACCGACGAGGACCTCGAAGGCACCCACTACCTGCTGGGACTGTGATGTGAGAGGCGATGACTGGGGCGACCCCCACTTCCGTTCCTGCGACGAGCTGCCGGGAGACCGTCGCGAGCTGACGGCCGCGCATATCAAGTGGGCCGAATCCGACGCGGCCGAGGAGCAGCTGATCCGGCCCTATCGCGGGCGCTACGGGGCAATCCAGCGGGGCTTCCAGTTCAAGCCGGGCTTTCTCTACACCCAGGTGCGGGCCATCGCCGCTCGGATCAACCAGAACTTCGACGGGTGGCCGTCGGGTGAACTAAAGAAAAGCTATAGAACTTTTCTAGGTAAACCGTGCTTCGTCAATCATCAAAATTTTGACCCCGCCAAGGCCCGCGGCAAGGTCATCGCGGCCCGCTACATCGAGAACGGCCGGGACAAGTACGTGGACGTGATTCAGGAGATCGACGCCCAGCGCTTCCCCAAGCTGGCCCATGAGATCAAGACCGGCGGGATGGACTCGGTCTCGATGGGTGTCGAGGCGGGCTTCACGATCTGCAGTTATTGCGGAAACAAAGCGGTGGACGAGGACGACTTCTGCTCCCACGTCAAGTACCACAAGGGCCGTATCCTGCCGCGCATCAACGCCAAGACCGGGGCCCATGAGGACGTGCTGGTCTACGAGAAGTGCCACAAATTGGGGTTCTTCGAGTTGAGCTTCGTGTTCGACCCCGCCGACGAGACTGCCGTGGTCAGCCGGGTGCTCTCGGCCAGCCGCACCGCCCAGGCCCCGGCCGAGCAGATCCCCGGTGAGATGCAGACCTACTCCGACTTCCCCTACGTCGATATGCCGAGCCCGATGATGCCTCAAGCCAGCCGACGCCGCGCTTACGGCGAGGCCGAGCAGCCCGACGATGACTGTTTCTGCACCTGTGAGGACCACCATCACGACGATCCCGAGTGGGAAGAGCAGTGGCGCGACACCGGGGAAGAGGCTCCCGAGGACATCGACACTCTGCGCGACGACGACGAGTCCGAGGGCGAGGACTCATTTAAACACTACGTCGAGAGCCCTAAAGAGTTGAGAGGTCCTGATCTCGATCAGACCAAGCGCCTCGACCGAGCACAAGAGCAGGAAGGACTCGACGCGGATCGTCGCGTGGAGGACGTGGAAAACGTAGAAGGAGTTCCCATGCCCCGCACCGGACGCCGCACTCGAAGGAGCACCCGTATGAGCACGCTGGTCGATCCCCGCACCGGGCGGCGCTTCGTCGCCGCCGACGAGCTGCCTCCCGAGGTGCTGCAGGCCTTGATGGCTGGCGGCGGGGGTGGTGGTGCCCCCATGCCGATGGACGACGGCGGGGGCGGCTTCCCGCCTCCCGATGACGGTGGTTTCCCGCCCGAGGACGAGGGTGACTTCCCGCCGTCCGACGAGGGTGACGAGTTCCCCGAGGACGAGTTCGGCGGGGAGGACGAGGACGACTACGGCGACGAGGGCGACGAGGGCGACGAGGGTGAAGAGTCCGACGAGGACCTCATCGAGGAGGCCGAGGAGGACCTAGAGCAGGCCGAAGGCGAGGAGGGCTACGGCGAGGAAGAGGAATACCCCGAAGAGGGTGAGGACGAGTTCGGCGGCGAGGAGTACCCCGAGGACGAGGAAGAGGAAGGCCCGCCGCCAGAGTTTTTGGCCCGCCGTCATGGAAATCGCCGCACTTCCTACCAGAAGAAGAGAAGGGCTCGGAAAGGAACGCCGATGAGTCTCGCAGCTCGCAACCGTGTGGCCAGCGTTGGCCGTCGCCGCCACTACGCCGACGACTCGGGCCACTTCGACAGTGGGCCCTATGGCGAAGATAACCAGGGCCAGCAGGAGGACGTGTTCATCAGCCAGACGCCGGGCACCGAGCCGGTGGCAGACCCGACGCCGGGCGACGGCACGATCTCCAACACCGAGAAGAACCTGGTGGCCCGCATCCAGGCCCGCAACAACGAGCAGCGCCGCGACCTGATCGCCTACGAGCAGATCACCGGGCGGCGCATCCGCGCCGACGGGCACGCCACCGAGAACCCCGACGAGGTCAACCCGACCGTCAACACCGGGCCGGGCGGCGAGGAGCAGACCGGCGACGACTTCGAGTCGCTGGCCCTGGACAACGAGGAGACCCAGCCCAAGAACGCCTCGCTGGCTCCCTTCAAGGCCTTCAACACCTGGCTGTACCAGACCACCGGCCGCCAGGCCCGCCAGCACGGCAACGCCACGTTCCTGCGCCGCCAGGCGGCCCGGTTCTGCCAGGCCTCCGGTTATTCAGTCGAGTCGCTGTTCCCGGCCATGGGGATGGTGTTGCGCGAGATCCGCGCCAATCAAGGGAGGACCGCCATGCGCCGGTACGCCGACGACAAGCTGGATGTTGCGGCCCCGCAGGACCGCATCGACGTAGAGCAGCCGGTATCGGACACCACCGACGCCGACGCGCAGGCGAGTCAGTTCGGCCTGAGTGACTTCGGCGGCAACGCCGGGGACAACCTGGCCGATCCCAATCTCGACACCGACTCCCAGATCTGGGCTCCCGGAGAGAAGCCAGCTGGGTTCAAGAGTTCCAACCGCAAGGCTGACGGCATCACCGCGGTGCGTTACGCGGAGGCCTTCATCGAGGCGGGGCTGGCCCCCAACACTCCCGAGGAGAAATGGAAGCTCGCGGGGCTGGCACAGACGATGCGCCACGGCACCATCGTGGATCGCATCCGATTGCTGGACGCCGTGAACACCGTTCACCAAGCCAGCAGACGCCGCACCGCAGGAGTCAGCGGTGCCGGTCGTGGTATTCCACAGGGCTTCGGTGGCCGTCAGTTGACCGCGGGAGTCGTGCGGGAGGCCGCAAACGACATCGCAACAGACAGCGCCATCTTCCTCAAGTAGCGCGTAGACACCTGAAAGGAGGCGAACACCATGTTTAGGCCACCCATCTCCAACCCGGCGCTCAAGCGTTCGATCCGACCGATCTACGCGCAGCACCAGGCGACGACATACGGGGGTTTCTTGGACCCTGCATGGGCCCGTTCGTTCGACATCTACCCCGGCACTGTGATGTGCCGACTCAACAAGGAGATCTTCACCCCCTTCACCGGGGCCGGGAACCAGAAGCCTTTCGGGCTCTCTGCGCTCTTCCTGGCACCCCAGCTCGGGGTGGATGAATCCACGGCCACCGGCACCAACCTCTTCACGGTCTGGGTCGGCGGCGAGCAGGCGGTATTCGAGATCCTGGCCCCCGGCTTCGACTCGACGGCCAACTGGTCCTCGGCCAACGTCACCGACGGCGGTTTCCAGCTGTTGACGGCGACCAACCAGGGCCTGCTCACCCCAACCGGCGCGAACAACAACAACGCCATCGCCGAGCTGATCGACGTGCCGACCACCGACAAGATCCTCATTCGACTGAATCGCTACAACTTCGCGACCTCAGTCGCCGTGGGACCGCTGTAAGGAGGCATTGAACATCATGACTACGGCAATCCCGCAGGCCATCGGTTCCGGCCTGCAGCGCATCGCCCGCAACTCGGAGGACTACGTCGCCGACATCCAGCGGGTCATGGACCGGATGGGAGGCCAGAAGCTCAGCCATCGGCAGAAGCAAGCCAAATTGGCGCACATTCTGGGCGACCGTCAGAACGGAATGATGCGGCTCGGACAAAGCATGATCGGGCCAATTCAGCTCCAATTGCGTTACCAAGGTATTTTGAGAAACGTATTGCTGGAAGATACCCTCACTCCCGGCGTACCCATTCAGTACGATGTGCTGGATGACCTTGGTCAGGCCTACATGCTCCACGGCGACGAGGGTGAAATCAAAATCACGCCGTTTGAAGGCAAGCGCGTGGAGGTGCAATTGTTCCGAATTGCATCATTCCCGAAAATTAAAAAGGAGGATTTGTACTACCTCCGCAGTAATATCGTGGAATACACACAAGACATGACGAAGCAGGCCATTATGCGGCAGGAAGATAGCCGCCTGGTGACCTTGCTCGAAGTGTCGGCGGCTAATTACCGCCTGGTGGATACGACCGCCGTTCCTGGCACCGGCTCACTTCCCAACGAAATCACAATCGGTGGGTCCACGCTGATGCCGAGCGACCTCTACACCGCCGTGACCTTCACGGATCAGCGGATGTTGGACTCCTCGCGGTTGCTCTGCAATCCGCAAGAATACCGCGACTTTTACCGCTGGGAAATTGCGACCACGGGCTGGGCATTTAAAGACAGCGTGGTGGCCGGTGAAAAGATCGTGCAATTCGGCGAGTTCCAAATCGGCAAGAGCATCATCATCCCCCGCGGGACGGTGTACCTGACCCCCGAGCCGACCTTCCTCGGCGTATTCCCGGTCATGTATTCCTTGGATGTCGAGGAAAACAACCAGGTGGAGCAATTCCACAAAGGCTGGGTTATGGACGAATTGGTTGGAATGGTGGTCCTAAACCCCCGCGGCATAATTATCCTGCGGAAGGCGTAATTCGCAGGAACCGACCCCGAATTGGAAATGCCCGACCCCAGAATAAGCACCTTTGGGGCGGGCATTTCCATAGGAGGACCGAATGGAATTGCACAATTCACGGGGGCGATTGCAATTAATCCTGTGGGTTGTCGGTTTTATCATTCTCGTCATTCTGTTTCTCGATCCCAAGGCCCAGGCCGACAGTGGGGCAGCCCCGGTTCAGCCCATCGCCCCCGGCGGGGGCCTCGGCGGCGGCATCGGTGACATCAACTTCAACCCTGAGATCTCCACCCCCGAGATCGCCCCCCAGGAGGCGGTGTTCCTGTGCCCCGGCGTCGGCGGTGCGGCCGTCGTGCTCGGCATGGGCGGGGGCTACTGCGACTTCGACTTCACCAAGAACCCCAGCGGTCCCGGCTGGAATCACATCCACTGCGAGTGGGGCGGGGCTTCCCCGCTGATCTCCATGTGGAACTGTTGGACTGTCTTTCCGGGCCAGCCAGATCACCCGGCCCATCAGGACCCCCGGATCATCCCTGATGGCATGGGCGTGCCGTGGGCCATCCTGGGCCCGGACAAGGCCGACCAGTGGCCACCGCCCGGCCTGGCCCCCGCGGCCGACTTGATCCCGCCCCCGGCTCCCGAGGAAGCCCCGCCGCCGGGACCATGAGGTGCGCCACTTCACCTGTCAGCGGTGTCACGTCAACTGGTCGGGTCGGCGCAACAGCTGCTGGATGTGCAAGCGCACCGACAAGGTGATGCGGACCTGGGGCAGCTGCTGCTGGGCCAAGGTGGACTGCATGCTCTGCGCCTACGACGGTCCCCAGGATTAGTACCAGGAGCCCTGCCGGGCCCCCGCGGGGGGCCCCGGCTGCTGGGGCTGCTGTTGCGGGCCGCTCAGGGTCTTGATGCCCAGGTCGTTGTAGTGGATCAGCGGGTGGTAGGGAACGCCCAGCTGTTTGAATTGTGCTGCAGTCTTGTCTCCGCGCTCGACCACCGGCATCACCGCGGCCACGTTGGCCCCGCTCTCGCGCACCTTGTGGTAGGCGTCCACCAAGCTCTTGCCCGAGTCGGCGACATCGTCGGTGAGGATGACGTTGTGGTTGGGCCCGATCTCGGTGCCCTCGATCCATTTGCCCAGCCCGTGCGTCTTGGCGTTGTCGCGCACCGTGTACCAGCCCATGTCGGGATTGGGGTGGTGGGCCACCATGGAGTGGCTGATCACGTCGGCCCCCATCGTCGGCCCGCCGACGGCGTTGTAGTCGATGCCCAGCGCATGGGCGTGCTCAATCATGGCCTTGGCCAGGTTGTTCATGTGCCGCCCCGAGCTGAACACGTTCTTGGGGTCCAGGTAGACGTTGGTGGTGCGGCCGTCCTTGAGGGGCACCGGGGTCTCGCGGTACCGGCCGCCGATGTCGCGCAGGGCGTCCACGGTGGGTTGCCAGTGCGGCAACCGGGCCGCCTTCTCCTCGGGGGTCATTGACCCCAGACGATAGGCGAAGGACTCGGACTGGCGCTGGATTCTGAGCATGTTTGCCCTCCTCACTTATTTAGGGTCTCGTCGCCGAACATTCACCGCAGGCCGTCCTGTAATCCGATGCGGGAGCAAGGAGAAAGGGTGAGAGGTTTCAAAGGAGGTGGCCATGCCCGGCTTCAACGAGGACCTGCAACACCTGCTCCAAGATCTCTTCGGGCATCATCACCACGGCCTACATCAGAAACTAGACCAGATCGACAATAAATTGGAGGGCATCATGGCCGCGATACCGGACCTTCAGGCGTTGGGTGCAGCCATTCAGCAGATCGCTTCCAGCTTGAGCAGCTTCACCGCCACGGTGACCTCGCTGCAGAGCCAGGTAGCCACGCTACAGGCTCAGGCCACCGACCTGAGCACACAGTTGGACGCCGCCAAGGCCGACGACGCCGCCGACGAGGCGACCATCGCGAGCTACGAGGCACAGGCCCAGGCGCAGACCGATCAGGTGGCCGCGCTGACCGAGCAGCTGACCAGCCTGCAGGAGACCGTGGACGCGCTCAACTCGGTCCTCAATCCCCCGGCCCCGGAGCCGCCGACCCCGGACGAGCCCCCGGCTCCCGATCAGCCCCCGGTCCCGGACGAGCCCCCGGTAGACACTCCTCCCGACGAGCCCCCGGTAGACACTCCTCCCGACGCCCCGCCCGAGGAGCCGCCGACCGACGACACTCCCCCGGACACTCCTCCGGTGGACACCCCGCCCGAGCCGCCGGTACCGACCGACCCCGAGGCCCCGGCGCAGCCAGCTGGCGACCTGCCACCGGACACCCCGGTAGTCGAGGTGCCCCCGGACTCCGAGCCACCGCACGACATCCCGCCGGATGCCCCGGTGGTCCCCGCTGGTGACCTTCCCCCGGACAGCACCGTGGTCCCGGTGGAGCCACCGGCCGAGCCAGCTGACGAGCCACCGGCCGACGAGGTTGTCGCCTCGAAGAGCCGGTCCCGCAAGCGCAAGTAGCGCGGCCACAAACGAGAGCACGGGGCCCCCTGCGGGGGTGCCCCGTGCTGTGGCGTGTTTCATTGCCCGTTCTGATTGGAAATCCTCTACAGTTAGGGGCATCAGTACGAACCGCTTGAAGAAACGCGCCAGACACCGCCGCGACTGTTCACACGGCCTGGGAGGGGCCGCGACCATGAGCACGGAAAAGCACAGCTACCTCATTGACCTGCTCGACACCGAGACCGCTCGGTGGGGGCAGTGCGTGTTCCAGTCCGAGTGCCCACACGGCATGCAGGAGTGGGCTGAGTACCTGGCGTCGAAGAATGACCTTCACGTCGTTGGCCCCGTCACCAAGGAGAAGTTCCAGATGCGTCACCCCCAGGTGATGAAGGTCGATCCGCACGCCGCGGCCCACATCCCCATCGTGGACCCCGTCTAAAAGATCCCGAGACAAGCCCCCTGATCCCCCGGTCAGGGGGTTTTGTTATGCCCGGACCTGTAGTCGGGCCTCTCAGCGTCCTGAATAAGTGAAGCCGCTACCCCTCGAACGCGGCCTTACCGAAGAAGGACACCGTGACCGCTATCGAACCGACCGAGCTGGACTACGAGCCGCCGGTCAAGAAAGAGATGACCCTCCCTGAGCTGCGCAAGTACGACGGGCAGCTGTTCATCATGAACAACACCCCGAAGTACATCACCTTCCGTGAGAAGCGCGGCGACAAGACCGTTGACTTCGACCTGGAACCCGCGGGCGAACCCGACTCCATCACCTTCCTCCCGAAGGAGGCCCTCGACATGAGAGGGCTGCAGAAGATGTGGATGCGCGGCGACGTGACCATCTCCACCGACCCGGAGATGGAGGACCAGATCATGCTGCTCAACGCGCAGGCCGTGGGGCTCTCGGAGCGGCGCATGGCCGAGATCATGGGCAAGACCACCGAGGCCGCCAACCATCGCGACCTCGAAGAGAAGATGTGCCTGGTCTGCGGCCGGAAGAATCCGGTATCCGGCGTGGTGGAGCGCGGCCGGGTGCTGCAGAGCCGCCGCCAGGTCAAGGAGGGCTCCCCGCCGCTGTGCCCCGAGCACATCGACTCGGCCCGCAACTACGTTCCCCGGCTGGTCAACGTCAAGGGCGAGGACCACTGGGAGTTCGATCCCATCCAGATGACCGGACCCGTCCGCTAAGGAGGCCATCATGACCGCACCAGTGCCATTGCAAGGCGGCACCAACCCCTACACCGGGATGTACATGGCCCGCCAGTTCGACAACTGGATCGGCGGCGGCAGCCATCCCTACGCCGAGCAGACGGTGTTCGATCAGATGGTCACCCCGCCCACGACCGGGGCCAACGCCGACGACTCGCCGGGCAAGCTGTTCGCCGAGAACACCAACCCGGTGGATCAGCACTCCTCGTCGTTCATGACGCAGGGCAACCCGGTGCCCAACCCGTACAGCAGACCGGCTGGGCAGTGAGCGCACCCTTCGGCGACCCGGCCTACAACCCCAACGCCTGGAAGTTGGGGTATCAGAGCCGTCAGTTCGGGGTGGGTCAGGACCCCACCCCGACGGGGAGCGCTAACACCACTTCGCCGTCGGGAGTGCCGTCCAGCGTGCAGCCCTCACTGACCAGCCCGCCAGCCGCCATGACGACGGCTGCCGGTAAAGCCCTGCCGCTGACCCAAGCGGGCGGCAAGTCCACTCCGCTCGCCACGCCTGAAGTAGTGACCACCCCGTCCCCCTAGTAAGGAGTCCCTCCCGTGACCCAGCCACTGATCCCCCCGTTCGGTATCACTGCGTCCTACCAGAAGGACCAGTACGGCACTGGCCCCTACAACGTGGGTGGCAGCCAGGTGTTCAGCCACCTGGTAAGCCCGCCCGCGGCCGGGGTGGCTGCGGAGAACTCCTCCAACGCCAAGGCCCAGGCGGCTGGCTTCACCGGCTCCGGGGCGGCCAACGAGGTCCAGACCATCACGATCACCGGCACTCCCACCGGGGGCACGTTCTACCTGATCTGGAACGACGCGGTGACCGCACCGATTGCCTACAACGCCGCGGCGGCGGCTGTGCAGACGGCCCTGAACGCCCTGCCCGGCATGACCTACGGCACCAATGCCATCCAGTCGGTGACCATCACCGGAGCCCCGGCCGCAGGCACCTTCACGCTGACTTTCGGCGGCCAGACCACTCCCGCGCTGGCCATCACCGCCACCGCGGCCCAGGTCCAGCTGGCCCTGCAGGGGCTGTCCTCCATCGGTCTGGGCAACGTGCTCGTCACGGGCCCCGCCGGGGGGCCGTGGCAGGTCACCTTCCAGGGCACCAAGGGCAACCAGCCGCAGACCCTGATGACCACGGCCAACACCTTCACGGGTGGCACCACCCCAGGTGTGACCGTGGCCAACGTGGTGGTGGGCGTGGGCCCGACCGCCAACACCGTGGTCTCCGGTGGCCCCGGCCCCGGCACCCCCTACACGGTGACCTTCGGCGGGCGGCTCACGGGCGTCAACGTGGCTCCCATCGGGGCCAACGGCGGCAAGCTG